GACACCATTAACAACACGCGCAACGAATACAAAATTCTCATCAACTGAGACTTGATCGCGTGTAGTAGGAATTAGTTTGATCTGATAACGATGTGCGCCTGGTGCAGTATGATCTGGAACCTGACCTTGATTATCATATAGTTGTTCATCGTCACCTTCTGTGATGATATTCTGTTCAATCAAGAAACCGATATCAGTTGTAGGAAATGCACTGTACTTATCAATGAACGCACTACCACCTTCCATGTAGACAAAGTGTCCCTGAACATAGAAGTCACCTGCGGCAAAGTGTGCCTTAGTAGAACGACCTGCTGCTGGAATAGGGTCTGCGCTGTCATCAATAACAGTCATGTTGATCGCAACCGCATCAACACGTGAAAGAACATCTTGTGATGCAACACGTGGTGCTTTGGTGTTATCGGTGACCGCAGATGTGTCGGTGTACTTAACATACAACGTAGCTGGGTCACCATTGACCCCGTCATACATCTCTAGAATCTGAAACTCTACTACACCATTCGTAAGTAACTGTCCGATTAATGATGCGTCAAATGTGCTCGATGGATCTAGACGAATATATTCTAGTTTGTTATCTACAGTTGCACCGCCTGGATTTACTAACGCACCCTCTTTAAAAATGTTCTGACCAAAACGTGCAATCTCTTCTTGGATGATTGTCTGCGATTCGATTAGTTCGCGGGCTTGTAATGCCTTACCTGAGTTGAATAGGACACGATAGTAACCATCTTCAGCATTGTAAAAGTCGCGATATGTTTCTTTGAACGTCTTGTCTGTAAAATCTGCCATGACCAATCCTAAACGGTGATTACAATTTTGATATCTTCTTGTTGCTCTTCGTCGCGACGAATACGTGCGCGGTTCTCAATATATAGAACATCTCCAGAGAAACGGTCGATAACATTCTGTAGGGTTATCGAAGCGATAACACCTGTTAATATTTGACCTTCTTGAACTACACCTTCACCACCATTTTCATCTAAGTGGAAAGGCGTGAATCCAGTAGACTCATTCTGGTGATAAAACACCTCAGTGTCTACTGAATCGTTGACATATGCCTTTGCGCCAGATGTAGCACCAGTTATAAGTTTACCCTTCTCAAAAGGAGAAGTTGCTTCTAGTGTGATAGAAGGCATGACCTTTGCGGACGTGTTAGTGTATGGATTACCGTCTGTCTGTACAGGGTTCTTGATGAGACCCATCTGACGGAAGGTGTTACGAACAACAAAAGTATCATTGACAGTTCCATCTGGTTTGATATTAACCATGATAGAACTTGTTTTTAAATCATCTATAGGATTATACCCCAGACCATTCGAACTAGTAATGACAGGAACCGCAGTACATGGATCAGCTGGGTCGCCACCGATGACTTCAATCGATGCATATGTGTACCCCTCACCATAGGTATCCATAGTGATGTGAGTTACTGTATTCTCTGGTGATAAGTGCGCTGTTGCTGTAGCACCTGTACCATCACCAATGACGTTTACAGTAGGTACTGCAGTGAAACCAGATCCTGCACTGGTTACCTTCAATCGTAGAATTTCTCCACCTACTGCCTTGTCTTTCACATGCCACTGTAAGTCTTCGATAGAATCGCCGCCGGCAAGCGTTGGTTCTGCTTCTTGTACAGGGATGTGGTTAGATGATAGGAACTGGTAAATGCGTTCTGGAGTTAAGGAGTACAAGAACTTCCACACGTATCCGTCTGGAGTGGTGAATGGTTTCCACCACTCACGTAGATTATACATTGGATCGGTCGGGTCAGTTACATCACCAACCGGAGAATAGATGCCCCAGTTAGGTTCATCTGAAGACGGTTTAACTGTACCGTCTGGATTGAGGCCAGGTCTTAAACACACGTATACTTCTTTCGCGTCGTTCAGTACGTAGTACGAGTACTGAGGTGGGATGTCAGAAGGAGTTGCGTCGTCCCATCCTGAGTAGGTTGTGCCCTGAGACCAGTTAACTCTCTTTGCAACGAATGTAGAACCTTCCACCTTTTTAATTGACTGTAGGTTGTTTCTGAACTCTCGCTCTTCACGTGGAGAATCAATAGGGTCAATCACGGTATCAAGTTCGTTAAATGTATCAGATTTACCGATTCCGATATAATATTCATTGCTGGAGTTTTGAATATCTGTCAAAAGATCCCTTGCCATACTCCTGCTGATTGTTTGTCTTACTATAGCCGGCATTTCATTTTCCCAAATAGAAATAATTATTCTTTATTTATAACGATTTTTTAAGTGCTCTGAGGTAAAATCTCTTTGAGTCGTCTGAGTGTGCTTCCGTAGTCATAACATTGATAATGTTGACAGTACCACGCAATAAAACTACGAGACTTTTCTTTATCAAACCAAGACAAATCATTCACGAAGTTTCTTAATTGTGACAGATGTCTCAAATCCTTTGTTACCCAGTGATATTCTGGATATCCATAGGATATAATAGGCACATCATGCATCATGCACTCAATACCTGCAGTGCTATTTTCGATGATCGCGACCTTTGTTTTGGGTAGAATATCATACAGACTTTCGAACTCCTGAAACACTACAATTCCGGCAGACTTCCATTCGTTAATTTTTCTTTCGTAAAACTCCCAGTTTTCCGCCTCTCGTTTTAGCGTTGGGTGTATCTTAACAACAATGGGTTGTGTGCCTTTTAGTTCATCAACCGCTGAACAGAATTTATCCCAATGATTACCAAATGACATATCGGTTACTGTTTGATCGCCAGGCATCTGTCCTATGAACAACACATGGTTATTCGGAATCTCTAGTTGTTCATTCGAAAACTGAAATTCATCACGATCTGACCACTTTGATGCTCTATCGCAAATATACTTTGGTACATCTCTCTCAAAAAACGATGTACTGTTATATTCTTTATAGTCGGGTTCATTGTAAGTAATAGACGATGCAGCTGCGTACCCTACAGTGTCCATTGTAAAATGTGATGGTGTTGGTGCGGTAGGCTTGAGGATAATGATATTAGGACCACGCACTAATCCAACTTGACGTAGTTCTTCCAAATAGGTATGGTTATAAATGTATAGGTCTTCGGGATTGTCTATGATACCCTTATTAGTCATCTTCTCTAAACTAGGTGCATCAATGAACGGACTTCTATTTACTGTATAACCCAAGTTGCTAAGTGCAAGTGTAACCATGCAATACATTTCTGCCCAGTTACCATAAAGAGTGGGAAACTTGTATGCACACAAATTTGCTATCATAATATATTCCAATAAACGGGGAAGTCAATCTTCCCCTTATGTTATTAAGGAGCGGCGAACGTACTACTTAGGTCTCCAATAATTACCCTTGCTGCGCCTCCATCAAATATAGCCATACCGTTCTCGTTTAGTACGGTACCTTCACCCGTACTAGTAGAGAAGATCAAAGCACTCGCACTTAGAATACCTGAACCGCTGCTGGTTCTTTCTGTAAACGCTGCGTTACCACCAGTCGCTCCCGTACTGGTTGCTTGGAATACGCGTCCATCAATAATGTACCATACAACGTCACCTTCGTAGACTTTGTTTCTGCTACCGAAGTTTCTAACTGTTGCCGATAGAGATGCATTAGATGGGTTGCCGCCATTCAGTGCGGTTTGCGTATCAAAGACAACGGCATTACCTACATTACCGACCGGACCTGTTGGACCGATTGTTCCTGTCGGACCTTGACCACCTGTATTACCTCTAGGTCCAGTATTGCCCCTAGGACCAGTATTACCCTGCGGACCCCGTGTTCCATCAATACCTTTCGGGCCAGTGTTACCTCTAGGTCCAGTGTTGCCCCTAGGACCAGTGTTACCTTGCGGTCCCTGTGTGCCGTCAATGCCTTGTGGACCAGTGTTGCCGCGTGGACCAGTATTACCTCTAGGTCCAGTGTTACCTCTAGGACCAGTGTTACCCTGCCAGTTGGTCCAATTCCACCAGTAGGTCCTTTTGGTCCTGCAGGACCTCTTGACCCTAGTGGACCAGTTGGACCGATACCGCCAGTAGGTCCTTGTGGTCCGGCAGGACCTCTTGACCCTAGTGGACCAGTTGGGCCTTGACCGCCAGTAGGTCCTTGTGGGCCTGCTGGACCCCTAGAACCCAATGGACCAGTAGGTCCAATTCCACCAGTTGGGCCAGGCGAACCTGCTGGACCTCTTGATCCTAATGGACCTGTTGGACCTATACCACCAGTAGGTCCTTGTGGTCCTGCTGGACCTCTTGATCCTAATGGACCAGTAGGACCAACTCCACCAGTAGCACCTTGTGGACCTGCTGGACCTCTTGATCCTAATGGACCGGACCAGTAGGACCAACTCCACCAGTAGCACCTTGTGGACCAGTGTTACCGCGTGGACCAGTATTTCCTTGTGGTCCAGGCGATCCAGTTGGACCTCTTGGTCCAGGCGGACCTGGCTCTGTACCCGCTGGACCCTGTGGTCCAGGCGATCCAGTTGGACCTCTTGGTCCAGGCGGACCTGGCTCTGTGCCCGCCGGACCTTGAGGACCAGGCGACCCTTGAGGACCACGTGTACCGTCAAGACCTTGTGGTCCGGTATTACCTTGCGGTCCGGTATTACCTTGCGGTCCCTGTGTACCATCAATACCCTGCGGTCCAGTATTGCCTCTAGGACCTGTTGGACCTTGCGCACCTTCTGTTCCGCGTATTCCTTGTGGACCTCTAGATCCAATTGGTCCTGTTACACCTTGAGGTCCTTCAGTCCCCTGTATTCCTTGTGGTCCAGTGTTGCCCGTTGGACCTGTATTTCCTTGTGGTCCTTCAGTTCCCTGAATACCTTGCGGACCAGTTATCCCACGTGGGCCAGGGGAACCTTGGGGACCCTCCGTCCCTTGAATACCCTGTGGTCCAGTATTACCAACTGGACCTGTCGGGCCCTGTGGTCCTTGTGTACCATCAATACCCTGCGGTCCAGTATTGCCAATTGGTCCAGTTGGACCCTGTGGACCTTCAGTACCAGTGATTCCTTGAGGTCCGGTGTTACCTCTAGGTCCGGTCGGTCCCTGTGGACCCTCTGTACCGTCGATACCCTGTGGTCCGGTGTTACCTCTAGGTCCGGTCGGTCCCTGTGGACCTTCTGTTCCTGTTATACCCTGTGGTCCGGTGTCACCTGTTGGTCCTCTTGGTCCCTGTGGGCCCTCTGTACCGTCGATACCCTGTGGTCCAGTATTACCAACTGGACCTGTTGGACCTTGTGGTCCTTCAGTACCATCAATACCTTTTGGACCAGTATCACCTGTCGGTCCACGTGGACCTTGTGGACCTTCTGTTCCTGTTATACCCTGTGGTCCGGTGTCACCTGTCGGTCCACGTGGACCCTGTGGTCCTTCAGTGCCATCAATTCCTTTTGGCCCAGTATCGCCTGTTGGTCCTCTTGGTCCCTGTGGTCCCTCTGTACCATCAATTCCCTTTGGTCCAGTATCGCCTGTTGGTCCTCTTGGTCCCTGCGGTCCTGTGCCACCAGGAACACCAACTGGGCCCGTATAACCAATAGGACCACGAGTCCCTGGCGGTCCCTGAGTACCTGGCGGTCCTTGAGTCCCTATACTGGAATTATCGATAAGGTCGTTAATATCTTGTATTTCTTGTGCAAGACCCCCTAGCTGAGAATCATGCGACAAAAGAATAGTGTCGTGTTGAGTAATACGAACATCTAGAATATTGAGTGCTTGGGTGTTTGCAATAACACCAGAAAGATCTACGCCGTCAAGTGCACTATCTACTGCACCGTTGATGTATGCGTCAAGATAATCTAGAGTAATCTCGCCACTAGCAAACCCTACGGCTTCGTAGAGTTCTTGGAAATTCTGATTAATCTTTTCACTGGCTTCGCGGAGAGTATCACCCGTTCCGTCGTTAGCAGATGCACCAGTGTTGAGAATTTGTCTTGTCATTATTGTTATCCGCCATGCTCGTCTGCGTCTAGGTTTTCATATGTTTGAGAAAGATCTAATGTGCCGTCATCAAGTGTTGGTGGTTTAACACTAACCCACTCTGCAACCGTACCGAAGTCATCGGACAACTGCTGTAATGTAATCGTTTCGTACTTATCAAGCGTTTCAAGTGAACTAACGATAATACCGTCACCATCGTCTTTTTGTTGTTGTGTACGTGCGTCAACTGGATCATTCTCTTCCATGACAAGAAGTGAGTAAATTGGTTCGAGACTCATGTGGCTAGATGTTTCTAGAACAACTGGGTAGTTAGGTACTTCTAACGGATCGGTTGTTGGACCAGCCATTAGATCTAGATCGCCGAACCCCTGAGTCTCTGTTTCACCTGCAAGATAGAATCCAGCAGGATGCACCATCTTTTTATACAGTGCTTCATAGTCTCCGAACGACATACCTGTTTTCAAAAGAACTGAAAAGATCTGATATCTCTTATCGTCCTGAATGCGCTTCAATGATTGTGGACCAATCAAAGAACCGCCAGGCCTGTCGTTAAGAATAAAGATGTCGCGTTTCGGGTAAATTACTTCTACGTTCTCGCCGTAAAACGCCTTGAAGAATTGTTCCGCAGAAAGTTGTGTGCCCTTCGCACGATAGAAGTGCGAAAGAAGTCGCGCCATTAATCTCGGATTAATTTCTGCGTTTCCATCGAATGAATCTGTATCGAGTCCGTCACTAATCTCTCGCATCAATAGATCTAGGTATTCTAGGTCGGCTGAAGAGATATTGCGTATGTCAAATAACTCTTCGATCTCTGCTGCAGCAGTTTCCTCACCCGCAAAGTCATAGTATGCCTCTAAGAACTTAATTAGATTCGGATACTGACCCTGAAAGAACTGAGGTAATACCTGAGTTACTTTGGATTTATGAAACTTGGGATTGATACGTAATCCAGTCATTACAACGTAACCTTGATTTCACCACGGTCAACGTTTGATAAAACAGTTGACAAATCTTCGTCTTGCGTTATAATATAGTTTCGTAGCGGACTAATTGTACTCTGGTTAGCTGGTAGTACACTGATCTTAATACCGTCACCGATATAACTGTCCTTGTCTACCAATAGAGAACGTATCTCTACCTGACCTTTCGCCGCGTTGTATGTACCAATGTTCGCAATCTTGACCACTTCATTTAGATCTAGTAGTTGCAACTGGTTTGTGCCAAGTTTATTCTTGATAACAACATTGAGTCCATTTGATTTAAAAACAGAAGAGATCACAGTGTGACCGTCTTTATCTGGTTCAGCAAGAACAACTGGGAAGTTGACAATGTGATCCGACTCGTAGTAGGTATCAAAGTCTTCTGGTAGAACACCGTTCGCTGCAAGTTGTGCTTCTTTCGCAGCGATCAACGCAGTGATGTCGATACGCTGTTGCATACGGACAGTCATACGTGAGTTCAAAATGGCCGGAGACAGATTGTCGATCTGAGTCAATAGGTTCGATCGACGGAAGGTAGCACCGAATGTATTCAACTCTGTTTGTACGTGTGTGTTTACCAATGACCTAACATCGGACTCTAACGTTTGTGACTGAGTTACCTTCAGTGGATCGATATTGAACACTGTCTGTAGTTCTAGGAATGTTTCCTGTGGATCAACAAACTCTAGATCGATCGACATGATAGAAAGGTTAGATGCTAGTTCCTGTTGAATACGTGTCTTCTCAGCGTTACGTACATCCTCACCTACACCATCACGGAAGTTTAGACTGACAAACACCTTACCGTACTGTGGTGGTAGATTGTCGTTACCGCCCCACGAGATAACGTCGCGAATGTAGTTAGAGTGACGTGCCTGAATCAGTGCCATGTAGTCGTCTGCGGTAACCAAACGATTCTGCGCAGTGTACGCACGAGGCGCATTCAACTTGATCGACGACATCGTCTCACGCTCAGAACCGCCAGCGGATGATGATACGGTTGTGGTTGTAATAGTGTATCCCTGTCCTGCAAAGTCATTCAGTGTGAAACTCTTCGCGCCGTTACCTTCGACGTGTTGAGTAGAAATGTACGATACGCGAATGACATTGCCTTGTACTGGGCGCTTACCTAGAACGTTACCGTCACTGAACATAAGTTCGTAATAACCATTAGGTGCCTCGTTAACCATGTATACTGTAGAGTCGTCATTGATCGTAATTGATGTGCGCAGGTCTTGATAGGCCACAAAGTCTGGAGAGGTAGCATTATCGAATACACGCACCGACAGCGTAGACGTATCGATGTTCTCATCTGGAATAATATAACTCACGTCGTCCGAACTGTTCGCAATAAAGGTGCGTGTTTTGACTCGACCTTCTGCGACTTGTATGTTAGTAAAGTTAAATACACCACCTTCGTTTTGCACAGTATGTGGTGTAAGTGTAAAGAAACGATAACCGATATCATCGATAGAAGTAAGGAATTCTGTACCCGCATCAAGTGTAAAGGTGCCTGGCGCATCCGGAACAACGATAGAGACATCCAACGTTGCTCGAGATGCCGTGCGGGACTTGACAGTGTATCCTAGTGTTTCTGCGTGACCGATTACCGATGCACGTAACTGCGATGTGCTAAGAAAGGATTCGTTGATGGATAGGTTTGCGATCAACGCATTGACGTGAGTGTTATACGCAAGTACATCCAGAATGTTGGAAATCCCACTCGTATTAAAATCGTAATCGTCAAACTCCCCGCTGTTTCTTAGGTGGGTTTTCAGTTTTGACTTGATGTCATTAAAATCTAGATCAGCTGTATTGATTGTCATTTATCTTGACCTTGCAATAGTTAAGTCCATAGTGACGACCTTCGGTGTATTCACAACAGCAAAGACCAACCTCACACTAAGAGAATAGGTATCTTCATTAAATAGCGCAGTTACTTCACGTACCTCTGCGCGTGGTTCATTATTTTTAATCGCGAGTCTAATTACGTCTTCTATGTCGTCTTCATCTAACTCGGTCGATAGCGCGAACAACATACCCTCTAGATTACCACCATAGAGTGGACGAAATGGTATTGACCCACGATCAGTCATAAGAAGATTCTTGACTGCCTGACGTACTGCAGCCGCATCTGTCTTCTTATAGATGTCACCTGTTGTTGGCTTAGGTGTAAACGTGCAGTCAATATCCGAATACTCACGGTCAATACTTACCGTGATCGGTTTGTTCTGCAGGTTTCCATCTTCGATTGAGAATACGTTAGACATTAG